TGAGGTTCAAGCAGCTTCACTATCAGCTGCAGTATTATCCGGTTCGGCAAGTACAGAAGTAGCGGCTACCGCGACAAAGAACTTGTTGCTAAGTTTAACTGCTGGCGATTCAGCGAGTGGTGGTCAGAAAGATGCATTAATGACCTTGGGATTTGATCCAGCAGATTTAGCGCGAGACATGCAGGAAAATGCGCCTAAGACGGTAGAGCAGGTGTTACTGGCGATTAAAGATCAGGATGCAGATGTTCAAACCGCATTAATGAAGAATCTATTCGGCTCTGAGTCGATCGGTTCGATTGCACCACTTTTGCAAAACCTTGATAACTTTCGTAAAGCATTCAAGTTAGTAGAGAAAGACACAAACTTTGCAGGCTCTATGCAGAAAGAGTTTGATGTCCAGTCTGCTACTGCTATGCGGAAAATATCAGCCTTTACGGCTTCAATAACAGGACTGTTCACCGTGTTAGGGGAAAGCATGCTGCCTGTTGTAGGTGATGTGCTTGATACTGTAACTCCAGCCATCACATGGTTAACAGAAGCAGCACAATCGGCACCAGCTGCAACTGCAGCATTAATGGCGATTCCGGCTGCACTGGTAGCTGTAAAAGGCGCGGCATTAGCTTTTAAAGCAGGCAAGCTGTTACTTGGTCAGGGTAAGAATTATGCTGATTTAGGTAAAGCTAAGCTTGGCATTGGTTTGGATGGTACTGCGAAATCGGCTCAGAAAGCGACGTCCCGTCTTTCTCGATTGAATCAGACATTGGATAACATTGGTAACAATGGGGGCCGTGGTCGCAATCGTTATCAACGTGACGGTGCATCTACTTCCAGTCGTAAATCTCGCTCTAAAAGAGCAAGATTATCGCGTCGTGGTGGTAAGTTTGGAGGTCTGCTTGAGTTAACTGACTTTCTTCCTATAGGTACACCAGCACCAGGCGCATCGTCTAATAGTTCTGCAAAAGGAAAATGGGGTAAGCGTGCTGCTGTTCTTGGCGGTGGTACAGCTTTATCGCTTCTTACATCAAGTGCCAATGCGGCTGATTTGGCTATGATGGGTGCCGATGCGGCAACTGTAGCAGGTGATGTTGCTGGTTCTTTGCCATTGAAAGGCATGATGGCAGGTATTGCAGGCACAGCAGGGAAATTATTCAAACCACTAAATATCATGCTACAGGGCGCGGCATTAACTTCTGCTATCAATAACGGTAGCGCTGACGAAATTGGCGGTACTGCAGGCGATATGGTAGGTGGTTTGGGTGGTGCGGCATTAGGTGCGGCATTAGGTACCGCGATTTTACCCGGTATAGGTACGGTCGTAGGTGGTGCTCTTGGTGGTTTAGCCGGTGGTGAAGTTGGTGAGTGGTTAGGGGCGAAAGTTGCTGGTCTTTTTTCTAGTGATGAAGAGGAAACTTTGACCGCGAAAGCTGCAACGCTGGACAAAGAAAAAGCCGGGTTAACTCAGCCTACTAGGCAGTTGCAAGCTGATGGTTCTTCAAGCTTGGCAATGTTACCCGAACCGACTAGTGTACTTCCGTCACAAACATCAATTGCGAAGTCGCTTTCTCAGACTAGCCAAGACAATCGTCAAAATGTTTTCCACATAACAGTCCCACCATCATCGGGTAACGCTCAGCAAGATGAAGATATGTTGAATCGCTTGGTGGCTAAATTGAAAGAAACGCTATTGGCTGATGGGGTTATGGGTTCAGATTCGTTATCTGTGGCTATGGATGGTTCTCTTTCTGATAGGAGCGACGTATGAGGCAGCAGTTAATTTTGTCTGTCCCGTCTAAGAACGAAGAAGCGTTTATATTTGGTGTCGCAAGTGGCACCGAATATGAAACGCTTTCGACAACCAGCCAAGGCGGTTGGGTCAATTTGGACATTATGGACGGCAAAGCGATAAGCCAGAACACTCATGACCCCCTTGATGGTAAGACGGTAAAAGGGAAGTGGTTTGGCGCAGAGGGTAGATCTTCTATCCGTCGTTTGCGTGAAATTAAGCGTATGCGAGCACCAGTTCTTCTCACTGACGATTACGGGTACAACATGGGTTTATGGAAGATCATGTCACTTAACGATGATGAGAAAGATGTGATCGATGATGGTACGCCTATGATTGTTAGTTTTACCATTACTTTTGAGGAGTTTGCCAATTGAGCACAGTCGTATTAAGTGTGGTTGGTGATACGGTTGGTGACGTCCTGTATCGTTATTTTCAGGACGATGGTGATGATTTGGAGAGTCAGTTGTTCGCTCTTAACCCTCACCTCAACAAATTATCCGTTATTCTTCCAACTGGAACACGAATCAAATTGCCAACGGTCGAGGCTAAATCAGAACCTGAGCCAGAGAGAGTGGTTACGATATGGGATTAGCAACTCGGGTTATTGCCCGTACAACGGGTCAGGGCAGTGAAGTCATTAATCTATACATTCAAACGTGGCAGCTCACTGATGTTTCCGGTGAGGAAACCGATCAGATTATGCTAAAAGTAGCTGCGCCTGATATGGATTCGCTACCGCCTGAAGGTGTTACCATCGGTTTTGATATTGGAATTGCGGATGATGAGCCTGTTCAGTGGTTCAGCCGTGGCAAGTTCACTATTACGCGAATTACACCACAGTTGTTTCCGCATGTATTTACCATTGTCGCAACGGCAGCGCCTTTTCAGGTCAATGACCAAACTGAGTTTAAACACCGCCGTTCGCAAACTTACAGCGGTACGTTAGGCAGTATTTTTCGTGAAGTCGTCAGTCGTCATGGTTTGAGTCCTCGGGTTGATCAAGAGCTGGATAGAATAGCTGTTGAACATATTGACCAGACGGACGAGACAGATATGTCATTTTTGACACGATTAGCTAGAAAGTATGATGCTGTGGCCAAGCCTGTTGAGTCGTTCTATGTGCTTGGCCGACGAGGTAAAATCAAGAGCCTTTCCGGTAATACGGTAGAGCCTGTTGAAATTGAATTACCAACAAATAACCAGCCAACTTCGAAAAGTTTTATTAATGCCAGCTTAAGCATGCCAAGTCGTAAGAGCTTCAAGGGAATCAAAGCGGTTTGGTGGAACGATGGTACGGGTGAGGAAGTGGTTGAAATGGTGGGTATGAAGCCATTTAAAAAACTGACGCAAACGTATCAGAATGCGGACCAAGCAAAGCAAGCGGCTCAGAATGAGCTAAGGAAAGTCGAGCGAACTGGAACTCAGATTCGTCTCGACCTTCCAGCAAATCCACGTTTTAGTGCCGAAGGTATTGTAAAAACCTCAAGTCAATTTCCGCTCTATATGCAAGGTGAGTGGTCCTTGGACAGAGTAGTAATTATGGGAGGTAAGCAGGGTGCGAGAGCTCAGCTTACCGCAACGTTTACGCAAAGTTAAGAGTCTCGCTCGTCTCTACTATAACCATTTAATCTTTTCAATTCAGCGATAGCCTGTTGCAATGTAACGCAGCAGGTTACGCTCATTTCCTCGGTCAATACTACTCCCGGCTCCGCTGCAGCGACCATAATTTCTAAATCCCCGATTATTTTTTTTATTTCTAATTTTTTCATACAACCTCAATCCAACTAATTATTATTTACTTAAACATTCAGAATACATATACCCTTAAATGCGCAAGCTTTGTTTACTTATCGCGTTCTTATGACACGTTGGTAAATGTTGATGATAACAATAAAAAAGTGTTGCAATTGATACTGTATGTAAATTGTTGACAACCACATCAATAATAAGGATGTGCAGTAAATAATTTTTTGTAACAGCACCACTGAGGTGCTGTTTTTGTTATTCTACCCAAGATGGAGTGAAGTTCTTGTGCAGCCAAGGTGGTATGTAAAAGAGCTCACCAGAAGCTGTTGCTCTGTTTTCTCCTTGCCAAGACTGGGTGAAGAACCCACGGTTATTAGGTGATGTCAATGGGTATCATAGCCCCCTCACTGAAAGAAAAAGTAAGTTATAGCAACACCCAGAATAGTTACCACAAGCACTGAAATCGCTTCGCCTAGCATATCTTTAATCATTGTTATGCCCTCGCCAATTCTTGGCAGCAGGCTCTAGCAACGGCTTCACCCATGAAGTCACCTTGTCCTTCTAGCCATTCAATAACTAGATGAGCAGGCATAGTGAGTAGTTCTTGTAGAGAGGCACTACGAATTTTGTTATAGTCCTTTTTAGACATGATCGTCTCCTGGCGGTTTTGGTTGTGTCTTAAACCCCGGCTGCAACCGGGGTTTTACTTTTTTAGGGGTTAGATGATGCTTGAATCATTTGCCATTGCAGCTTTTTGAGCAGCATGCCCTTTACGATAAGCATCAGCAATGTCTATAGATGGGTTTACGAAAACCTTGTTTGGTAAGTCGTCACCACCTTCTAGTGCTGAGTTTGCACCATAATAGTAAGCTTCTAATTGAGCTTCGGTCATTTCTTCAGTTTCTTTGTTACATGGATAAAGCATAGGTTTCTCCGTGGTTAAAGTTTCTGTAATGCTTCTTTTGATAGCGTCTGTGAAATAAATTCCTCGATAGCTTTTAGTGAGTCATCAGAAACTTTCGGGAGATTAATTATCGCATTGCCGTTTTTCAATGCGACCGTGGCCCCCATCGCCAGCTCACGAGGTTTCACATGTTCAGGTTTAGTAATGCCAGATTTGGCTATGAACATTTCCACCAGCTCTTCTGCTGAATATTTTCCTTTATCGTCACACCAGTTAGTAAAGAAGTCCGCGAGTTCTTTCTTTCTTTCTTCATCTAGTTTTTTGTATGCCTTGAATAGTGTTTCACCTTGTCTAGCGCTCAAATCATTAGGACTAGGTAAGGCTTTTATAAATGGTTTTGGCAGCCTTGCTGTGTTCACTTCACGCATCAGCGCACGACGTCCTTTACCTACAAGGATGGCCACTTCTTCTTGGTTTTTTCCGCTATTTAATAAGCGTAAAGCCTTCTGACCTTGTTCATAGGCCGAGGTCGGTCTGTAATTGTTGCCGACTTCGCTCAGGTAATTCATTTGCTCGTCTGATAGGTCGCCAACCCAAATATAAAAATCACTCTTTGCAGTTATAGCTGTAAAACGGCGTCGGCTACCATCCGCTACTTGTATCACACCGCATTCTTCACGACCAAACGCAGGCACTTCTTGTCCGTACTCTTTAAACGTTGGCAGAATGTCTGAAATGGCGAATTCATCGAGTAGCTCTTGATCACGTTCGTTCTCTAGCCAAACCATGGTCGATAAGTCGACTGTTTTTGCAGGGATTTTTTTGAGTGTAAAGGTCACACCTAAACCCATTACTGGTTTTGTTAGGGTATTGCCGATCTGCTCATCTAACTTTTCAGATTTCTTAACTAGAGTGGTCTGGCCCTTTTTTTGTAATCGCTGAACAGATACGCTAGATGTTTCCGGTTCTAGTTCTATGTCACCTTTCATTATTCTGCCCCCCACATTGGCTTGACTATTGTATTAAGAATCTCACTAAATGTTGCATCGTAAATATCAGTTGCTCGCTTCCATGCAGCAGGTGTTCCTCGATCCTCTGCCTGCTCATAAATTGTCGCCATTTTCCGTTGTCCTTTGCCTACCTCATCAGTGAAGAAAACTCCACTATTCAAAGGCATCCCATGCCAAAACTTCTGCATATCTTTTAGATTAGCTTGGCTTGAACTGTGCTCAGCGCCTAGTTTTGTAGGTAATACGCGAACATGCGGCTCATGAGTTGTCGATAAACCGTTCGGGGCGTATATGTCTTTAATTAGGCCCATCAGCTGGCAAGTTGAGTTCATGTCATTGATTTCTGCAGAGGTAGCTATAAGAACGGCATCACTTGCGCAGATCATGTTTGTTGTTCCCATTCCTAAATCTGGGTGGCCATCAATAATGATGACGTCGTAGTGATTTCGGATGGTCTGTAGACCAGCTTGCAGCATTTGGTGAGCAGGATACTCTATGTCGGCGCTATCCATTTCACTTTCAATGCGCTGAAGTTGAAGGTTACTAGGAATAATATGTAGCTTTGGCCATGCTGTTTCTTTCACGCAATAAGTTAGATCGTCCTTATTGCCTAACATGAATGGCAAGATGGTATCGTCAACGGTTGTGTTCAATTCAGGATGATAGCCGAAGTACATAGAGCCATGAGCTTGAGGATCAATATCAACAAACAATACACGGTAGCCTGCGAGTGATAGCCACTGCGATAGGTGTACTGCTGTCGAGGTTTTCCAGCATCCTCCTTTGCCGCCCGGTACGCTAATGATAATGGAGCTAGTATCGATTAATTGGTAAGGCTGTTTTTGGAAGTAGTCGCGCATGAAGTCTATTTGCGCCAGTGTGTAACCTGCTCTAATAATGCGCGTTGCGTTGGAATCTTTTAGTTCTGGTTTTGGTAGCCGACCTTCGTCCTCTGCTTTAGCAATAGCTTGGCGAGAAACGCCGATCATTTCTGCCGCTTCATTAATACCAAATCGGCGTTTCAAAATTCGCGATTGAGGCGAGTCATTACCGAACTTCATTTCTGCTCTGGCTTGTGCCCATTTTGTGTATGAGTCGATACATGATTGCATCTGGGTACTCAGCATATTGTTCATCTCCATTTTTATGACGGTTTACGCTATTTATACAGGTTTACGAAAAAAAAGTAAACTACTTTAAAATAAGTAAACCAAATTTTTAGACACTGGACAAGTTAAGCAGATTGAATTTACCTGTATCAGGTGGCTTATACTTTATAAGTTGATAACCAGTAAAGCTTTACCAGAGCATTTCCGGTTGTTTATCCTTTAATAACAATACCTTAGTTAATTTAAATTGTGATAGGAAGTGACCACTATTAGAGCTGTAACGCTAGGCTTAATGGCAATAATGCACTAACTATCAAATATCAAAAAGGAGCAGCAATGAAAATAAAACATAAGGTTACAAAAAAATAAATGACAAAACAAAGCCCAACAGGGTGCATAAGGT